CTTGAAGATCTAGAAGATGTTAAAACCCAACAAAAGAGAGTGGCATGAATCTAGTAAAAATCGTTACATGGCAATGTCCAATCTGCGGGAGTACCTATAGCGATGAGCAGAATGCGATCGCCTGTTCAAATCTAGAAGCTCCAGCACACCGATTTAAAGTCGGCGACACCGTGTACATCAAGGAGCGCTACCCCGACAACCCTAAGAAGCCATTGGTGTCGGTCAAGATCTCCGAGGTGTATGGATACTATAGAGAGGATCATCCTGACAAGCATGTACCTCAATACCTACTCGAAAAAGCCGTCCAAACAGGTAAGTGCCACTGGTCTGGAAGTCCTCAAGTTGAGTATGGCGGGGGTGTTGTGGAATACCATCCCGCTTACGAATACGAGCTGTATGCACTTGGAGATCCTTATCGCAGTGCGATCGTAATAGAAGATTTGGTTGGTAAGGAAAAACAGGGGGCAACATGACCTTGAAAGGCAAAAAGCGGAAAGAAAGCCTAAAACCCTTCGTCTTCCACGATCTATACCAAGTTAAGTTCAACTACTTTGATCGGGTACAAAATATATGGGTGTTTGGAGCTGTGGAGAATGTCTTAACCACTGAAGGTAAAGCTCATCACGATCTAGCTGCCGAGGAAGTTAAACGTAAATACTATCGTTGTGAAATTGTTTCCGTTACTTATTGCTAACAAAAGCCCGTCAATATAATTGACGGGCTTTTGTGTTATTCAGATCAGAATTAAACGAGGTAACGACCCTTAGTTTCGTATACCAAGTCGGTCTTCTCAACGATCGCTTCAGAATCCACGGTCAAAGAACCCGAAGGCTTGACCGATCGCAAAAAGCATTTTTCGAGTAAGAAACCAGAAACATAAATGTCTGAGTAGCTGGGGTCAGTCTTCTTCACCAAATTGCTGAGGTTGGCTTCAGCAGTAGATTGAAGGGTTGTAACCTCTGTTCCAGACAAGCCACTAACAGAGTACTGGATGGTTCGTTTCGCAGCGTTAAAAGGAGTGATATCTCCTGCATAGTTAACGTTGAAGGCAATCGAGTTGCCTTCGCCTAATGACAGTTCGCTTGGCTGGCAGACTCTTCCAGGCAAATCCGGGACTGACTGGAGAGTAATAGCAATAGTCATAGTGGTAGCTACCAATAAGTTTCCCTTATCTTCACGAGATACTCGAAAACCTCATTGGAGCTTGCTCGATTAGCGATCTAGAATACCGTTGTACAGAAGCCAAAGGATGTACCCGATCGCGACAACAGCCAAGCAAAGACCGAGAATCAAAAGTAGTGGATATTAATCTGCGCCTCTAGGTAATAACGTTGTAAACGACGTAGAGCTTCGCATCGGTAGCGGAGGTATGTCCGCCAACCAGCGAATCGCCTGTTTCTAGTCGAAGATCAGCAACCTCTCTGGGCTGATTCTTAAACATAGAAGTCTTATTCCATGCGTAAGCTGTAACGCTAGTAGAAGTATCTGCGACACCGATACTGATTGTTCCGCCGTCGGCGGATACTGTGCCGATCACATGGAGTATTTCAACAACCTCTCCAGAGCCAGCCGTTAATAAGTTCGTTGTCAGAGTTGAGGTCAAGTCAATCGATTCAGTTTTACGAGTAATAGTCATAATTAAGAGAAGGGATAAGTAGTAAAAGAGCCAGAGTTGTAAATCAGAGCCATTTCTGACAGGGTTAGGCGAGCATTGTAGAAGCCAAGCTCGTCAATAAAAAGGTTGTTACCCGAACTGCCAACAACTAGGCTCCCATCAAAGGCGTTGAGAGTTTCCGCGCCGATACCATAGAATGTTTCTACAGCGTTGTTGTTGATCTTTAGCGCAATAATATCGTTGGCTTTATCGAACTGACCAATAATAGAAACCCACGATCCTTCGGGGAAAGAATGTGTTGACGTACCTCCGACGGCTCCAGAGGGGACTGTGCCAGCCGTCAAATTAATAGTTCCATCGCCGTCAACGACTAGATACCACTGACTTGTCACCAAGAGTGTAAAATAACCAGAAGACAAAGACGCAATCTTTACCGCAAAGGAGAATGAAAGAGGGTTTGAGGCTACATCAAAACTAGATGGAGTCGTTGCGACCAAACCTCCTGTGTCGTGAAATACTGCCGCATTGTTTGATACTCCCGTAGCAGAGGTAACGACGCTGGAGCCATCAACCAGTGCTACTCCAAACAAAGTATCTAAGCGATCGCCACTAGCTTCATTGAGATTCCAGTAAGCAAGCGTCTTGGCAAGCAAGGTATTAACCTGTGCTGCGCCGCCAGATCCCCATACCATACAGTCCAAAATGTCGTCGCCCGCATCGTAGGAACAAGTAATTAGGCTTCTGGTTGATGGGGTTACAGAAATATTGTCACTACCAATAAACCTGTATTTAGTGTCGAAGGTCAGAGCGCAGCCACCTGCTACAGGTTGCTTAAACAAAAACGTTAGTTCTTGACCGTCAATTAGGTTGGTTGGATTCCCCAACATTCTTGTTGCGCCTACAACAGTGGTCAGCCCAGCTTTAAAGTTGTTACTCAGAGAAGCGTCTACAGCAACTGTTGAGGCATCGGTCAAGTTGCTAGGGGTGGTTGCTTGACTCTTAGTAAAAGATTGAGATCTATCTAAGGTCGCAATCTGCTCCGAAGTACCGCCAGAAGCATTTCTTAGCTTGAGAATATTGGTGTCATTGTAGAGAGCGATTTGGCTCCCTGTGGTGGTCGGAACAGTGCCAGAGGTGATAATTACACCAGTATTTGTACCAACAGTACCTGGCTCGCCTTTGTCCCCTGGAGTACCCGTAAAGCCCCTCAGTCCTCGAACACCGCGAGGGATTGTTAGATTAATATTCTGAATGCCGCTACTGTCGGTAAGCGTCATTGCATAGTCGTATTCGTCTACACCTAAAGTTACCGTGCCCACTCCAAACCTTTGAAGTCGAATCCATCGACCTGCTTGGATTGAAGTCAAATCATTTGGCTTTGCGGCATAGGATGAGTCGGTTGTATCGTCAACCAAGTATGAGTCATTCTGGTATTGATACTCCCAGCGCAAACTGGCAACAATACACTTTTGAAGGTTCGGTGTAGTTGTGGAACTCACGGCGCGAAGAGCATTAAGATCTGTTACGGGTGCGCGATTATATTTAGTCTTTTCAAATAATTCGCCGATGGTCGAATCAGCCTCAAGTACACATCCATCCAAGGGCGAATGACTGATCGAGGTAACTCGATCAGTGTAGACAAACGCGATCGCCACCTCGTAGTTGGTAGACGAGAATACACTGCTACCTGACACTGGCGCGATCGCATAGCTAGCATCAGTAGCACGGTAAAGCCCAAAACTTGCCGCAGGATTACTGGGTAGAGACCCGATCGTTGTATCCGTGCCGCTTAATCCGATTGTAAAAGTCTGTGACGCTCCTGCTAGGACTACCCCATCAAAGTATCTAATCGTACCCCCGCCAACGGGTCGAACAAAGAATCTCACTCCCGAAGGGTTAAAATATCCTGCCCCAGATCCCGCAATCACATCGGGATAATCAGGACTAATATTTAGTGGGTAAGTAACAATAATTTGAAGAAGATTAGAAGAACTTAGGGCGTAGCTGCCAGACCATGTTTTTATATGCCCCAAACCATTAACCGTACCAACGATCGCTCTTAGTACCGCGCCTTCAATCGTAGAGCCAGCAACATAGAGCGACCCGTTAATCGCCATAAATACATCCTGATTGGCGGTATTTGCTTCTAGTCCAACAACGCTTGACTCTGGAACAGCTTGAAATGTGTATCCACCTCCAGAAGATAGAGAGATAGTCCCAGAACCCTTAAGCGCTTTTGCTGAGTTTGCGCCAGAACTGGGAACTATTCTGCGGCGATCGTACTCTGCGGCGATAAAAGATCCGAGCAGGCTGGAGTCAGCATTGTACTGAGCAAAATCGGCGTACAAATACGGTGAAGCCCGCAAAACAGAACCCTGTACTGGGCGATTTTTTAACTGAAAAGCTCGAAATTCAAGCCTTACCTGTAAAAAAACGGCGCTACCTACAGGCAAAGCCTTCTGAAGCACCATCCCTGTTTGCGCCCCAGAATAAGGAATGGCAGTGTTGACTACCATTGCTGAAGTATCGAGTTCGCCAGTAGTCTTGTTGACATAGCCCTGAAAAATGATTGAAGCAAGCCCGACAAACTGGCTCGACACGTCAACGTTGTCAAGATCGAAGGACAACCCAATTCGAGTACCACTGGGGATAGGGTTTGACTCGTTATTGACTAACCAAAAACCGATCGCTTTGCTTGCAGTGCCATCAACCCCATAATCAGGAGTTAGGACTACCGATGTGTCGGAGATATCAACGATCGCTACGTCTGCGCCATTTAATTCGGTCGTGTTGGGTACATAGGTAGAAAACACTTGTGGGTAAACATCTTTCCATCCCGTTGGCGCAAATACTGCGTCGTAAGCAACAAAGCGACTTGGTGAGGTGATCGCCCGACGCATTCCATGTATAGGACTAGCAGGTAGCGCAGCTTCATTTACGACGGTTAACCCCGTAGTTGCAAGGTGTTGATCTTGTGTTAACTCAATGTTTGCTGGCAATCCATAGGGAGTTCCGTCAGTTTGGTATCCAGGAAATGTGGCAACAGTTACTGCGGTACTGACATCATTACTGACCGACATCAGTATTACATACTCATGGATATCTGTACCGTTGATGCCGCCCACACTTGCTGGCTTTGCTCCCGATGGGATTGTAACAACAATCTTTTGCCCCGCGGCAACCGTTACCGACGCGACAGCAGAAGCAGAGCTGTATCCCGCTCGGTTACGATACTGCAACCAAAAATACTTTGTACCAGTCTTGTCGGAGGTGATACTACCACTGCCTAATCCTAATTGTGGCGAAGGAGGGGTAGCGGGAGTGCCTTGGTATTGGTAGCGCATAAAAGATAAATACTTTTTCTTTACGCTTCCACAGGTTGTTTTTGAGTTTCGAGGAGTAGCTTTTTTGGCGATCGCTAAGCAATATAGGCGCTCACATCAAGCGCAACATAACTAGTATCGGGTTGAGTTATAGAAACTGTCTGCTTCGTGGTTTTAGGATCGCTCCTTGATAGGTCGGTAATAAACACGTCAAGGGAGTCGATTGGTATTTGCTGCTCTGTTTTTGGATCTTGTTTAGTCAACGCTTGCAATGGCACATTAAAAAGTGTCTGTCCCACAAGATTTGGTCGAAAGTATTTCAATATGTCGGTTAAATCATTGTCGGAGTCAAGCGGATTCTTAAACTTCGCTCTGGGGAACTCCCTTATATTGTTACCCTCGATCAGCAAGGTTTTGTGCTGGTCGCCGATCTTTTTGATAAAGATCACAGATTCCTGTTTTGCTCCGATCGCGATCGTGTATTCGAGATCTGTGCCGACATAATAGCCGTCTTCAAGAGAGTTGTACCCAAAAACCACTTTAACCGTCTGGTTTTGATCTTCGGCATAAAAGGTTCGGATTGATTGATCTACGGGCTTTATCGCGGGACTAATTTCGGTGTTATCCCCTAGTATTATTCGCGGGCTATCTGAAAACGTGGTAAAAGTAAACTGATCGCTAGTGTAAGTACCTCTAATAACAATCCGTGATGGACTTGTATTGGTGTCTGCATAGAAGCCAAAGTCGGGAAGGGTGAAACTAAATACTGAACTTAAAACTTCAACCAGTTCCGTCGCAACAGCGATCTCAGAGCGATCATCACTAGTAATAGTGTAAGTACAAGAGTGAGGAGTAGTCTCTAAAGTTCCATCAGGAGCGATCGCGTAGGTGGTGATAGTAACTGTGATTGAATCACCAACAATAGGACTAATAGCACTAAGAGAAAATGATGCAGACTGAATCCCTATTGTTTGAGTATCCGAATAATCCAGATTTCCTGCTGTAGATGTAAGTGTGTTGCCGTAATAGGTTACATACTTAATCTGAACCGCTTCTAAAAACCCCAGACTATTGTTCCGACGCTTTAATGCGTGACCAAAAGCAGTGTAAAACCCGTTCTGAAAACACCGAAAGAATGGTAACTGGAATAGATCGGGGGAAAATCCCTTATTGCTATCTGGGTAGCTGGGGTCTGTACCGCCAAACCCTCCGTACACTTTGGGAATATCAATATCTTCAACGCGATTCTCCGTCTCTGACGTTACAGAAATCAAAGTTATTTTGTCGGCTTTCTTTAGTCTGATATTGACAATCCAATCGTTTAATCCTGTCCCCAAGTTGTTGATTGAAACAAGTCCAAAAAGCTCGTAATTGCTTGGTAGTCGATAAACCTCAGTCGGTTCCGAGCGATCGCCTCCAACATAAAATACGCTTTCCTTGATATAGAGTATCTTAACTGGTCCGCCTTCTTCGTCCGATGCTGGTGGCTTATTTTTGCGTTTATACAGGGTTCTCTTCTGAACAGTGCCAGACTCTCGCGCCGACACTGCGTACCACTGTCCATCATCTGTTTGCAGCGCAACGCAACTACCTGCGGAAATGGGTGTGCCTGCGATCGCTCTTACCGTCGCATCCTCTCCAACGACGGTGCATTCACCATTCCCGTCAACACCAATGGTATTGCCAAAGACAATCTTTTTTTGAGTCTTTAGTGCCGCAATTAATCTTTCTTCGGGAGTCACGATTTTGTCAAGGTTGATTTGGAGATACTGATAGCCTGAATATTAAAAGGGATTTCAAAGATCTTCCCGTTTTGAGAGATCTCCAACCCTGATTGGGTTGAAACAATCGAAGGAGTCGCATTCTTAATCAACTCGGTAAACTTAGCAACAATTACATCTTCAGAAATGCTCACGACCTAAAACTCCTGCGTTGTGATTCATTGTAGACAAAATTACCACGCAAACTTGTGTCAAAGCTTGATATTCGCACATTGGGAGCGATCGCGCCATCACTATTCCGACTATAGGTTGATTGCGAGATGTTAACGGTTCGTGCTTGATCGTAGCCACATTCTACCTGCGTCCCCTCGGAGACGACAACCAATGAGCCGTTTTGCAAGCCCCGATATTCAAGGGATTGGGAGACACCAGAGATTCTTAGCTGTCCACTACTAAATGTGACGCGATCGCCTGACTTTAGCGACGGATAATACCATGCAAGCTTTTTCGATGCGATCACGTTCTGCATTGCAACCATTCGCAAATCGGTTTCTAGTGTGGTTTTTGCCTCGGCAACAGTATTGGCATAGGGCAGATTCAACTCGCTGTTATCGGTGTATTTCAGGACGATATCGGCGGGATATGCCCCAATCAAATCTGACGAAGCGTAGTACTTGTTATAGGTGTAAGCACTGTAGTCCGCTCTTGCTTCAATCCTTGCCTTTTCCTTGGCTGTTCCCCACCTCTTGAGCATTACCTGAGCCGTTGGAGGTTTACCTCTTTTAACTTCTTTAACCGCGTCCTGAGCTGCGTCCAAAAACGACCGACCTTGGGCAGTATCGTTTGTTGTTAATTCCTCGAATTTCTCAGCCTTGTCCCTAGCCAATGGAGAAGCTCCTGTACTAAAAGTGCGAGGCTTACTTGAGTCGTAGTCAAAAACCTTACGGATCACACTCGTGTAAGACTCTTCCCCAGCAAAAATAAACTCAGGGCGATTATCTCCAGCCTTCCTCGTTACAGTTGGCAGGTACGGGTTAAAGGCAGGGCTTTTGGCGTAAGCAAAACAACTTTTAAAACTGCTCTCGGACTTAATCCAAAACGGCTCAGAGTCCGTTGGGTTTGCTGTAACAATACCAATAACATATTCAGGATCTATTACGGCTATCCCATTCTGAGTGATATATCTAGGAGGAATATTCCCCCTAGAAGCAATATCTTGAGGAATGTCGGTATACTTCTGAACTTCAACTTGGAAAGGCGTGGGGGTAGACGCAGGGTATAGTGATCGCAGGGGGGCTATCTGAAATCCAGACTTACCGTTAACAGGGATCTTCTTCCAGTCGCATAGCTCAGCCGCATAGCGAAAAGTGTTGTAGAGGTTTGCGGAAACCGCAGGTGGAGTACTGTGTATTGACTCGTATTTTCCCTCAGTCTCTTTTTGTAGTCTGACGTATTTCCAACCCCGAGTCGTTGTACCCACCAAGTACTTGGCATTATCGAGGATCGTTTGATATCCGTTACCCCTTAAAATATTTGCTGAGTCGGGGTTGATGTAGATCGGGACGACCCGCCCCGTAGAGGTCGCATAAACATTAAAGTAGCTAAGAATTGAAGAGTACTCATAAGTTACTTCCTGCTCCTCTACCTGAGTCCACCATAAACTAGGAGAGCCGTTTAAACGCAAAACAGTTCTCTTCCCCTCAATGGTTTGAAACTCGGCAACGTCAACCGCCCTAAATTTATAGCCGTAGATGCGAGTCAACTCACTCTGCACAACCCCATCAACAATTTCGGTGCGAGTGTAAACTTTTTTAGGGCCAGATACATCAAAGTTCATGTCTAGAGACGCTAACCTCCCACTTGCCTCTAAATAACTTAAAGTACTAGCGTCATCTCCCGTATCCCCGCCACCATTTTGAATTACTATTTCGGTCTGCGGGTTGATCGGGAGTAATAACTTATCTTCCTGATCGAAGGGGTCTTTAGAGAACTTGCCCGTGATAGCAACATTGTCAATGATTGGTAATACAGGATTCCGTTTTCTGCTGCCGTCGTCAATTACGAGATTGTCGGGGAATGCCCAACTACCTATATTGTTGATCGCAATCATCTTCACCGCATCAACATCCGAAAACCGTACAAAGCACCCTAATCTGCGGCAATTAGTTTTTAGGATTTCCTCGAATGTTGTTTCAAGATTGTCTGGAGAGAAGAATATTGCAGGTCCAACATAGTTGATGCCAAGGAACGACGTGATCGCCGCAACATTCACCCCAGTGGCATATCGAAACCGCGAAAAATTATCGGGTTGCACGAATGGACTGACACTAAACTTGCGCTGACATTTGGCTTTCCATTTCGAGTCAAGATTAATTACGACCTCATAGGTTTCGATATCGCCGCGACCATAGCGAGATCGCTTAACCGACACACCACTAGGCATCACCACGAAGCCGATTCCCTCAATAGTAATCGGTGTTAGGTTGGGGTATTTAGTAGTAATATCGTTAGCGAGATCTAATGTACATCCCTTGTAAGTGATCGTCCCAGATGGATAATCTTCGAGCTTGTCCGTCCACTGCAAATTACCTACTTGTAGCGGGTAGGGAAGGTTTGGATAGCTGGTAAGTTGCTGAGTAATCGCAGACATTATTTAGTTCCACCGCCAAAAGTCTCGACATCAATTTATTTGACAGAGATCGCTGCATTAATGACCCCAAAATCTTCCCTATAGGCTTGCATATTCCGAGATGTTTGTTTGCGGTATATTTGTTTTGGCGATCGCTGTTTTGGGGTCAAAGTCCA